TTCCATATCTTAACTAACTTATCTACGCTATCTGTTTTAACGTGTAACCATGTAGAAGGTTGTAATTTACACTTAGTGTTAGTACATTCAACTAAGGCTTTGTCGAAACTATAACTTAAATCTGCACGACTTCCACAAAAGGGGCAGGGTTTTAATAATTCCACTCGCCATCACTCCTTTAGTAAATATGGGTGTTCGTATTTGTTGCCTATTAATTCGTATAATTCTGAATCATCTATATCGCAATGGTCATATCCACCACTGAAAAAGTCAGTTAGCACAAAGCTACCGTCTAACCACTCAATTAAGAAAACATCACCATAAGAATTTCTTACAATATCTTTATCGTATATTTCCGTTCCATGTGCGTCTTTAAGATCTGTGGACATCATTACAACTCTATCTATCGAACCATCATTGTTAACAAGGTCTAAGTCTTCCATGTGGTCAAACCTAATTAGGAATGCGTCGTCGGAATCTTCCCTCGTTCCGTAGCTCATACCTTTACCTGGCATAATGTTTTCTCTTTCTGCATCCCATTCTCTAAATTTCGGTACCATCTACCTTCACTCCTCTACTCACCTTTAGTCATGATCATAAAAAATATAATGAATATGATAATCACAGTCCCACTTGATACTATGTCTATCATCTTCTCAACCCCTCCATCGCTTTCCTGTTATGTTCCTTATCTTCTGGCAACACTGCCATGACAATGCTGTGTGCATTTATGGATATCAAAAATCCTTTAACTCCATAATCTTTTAGTAGCTTTGCCATTTCGACAGTATTTCTGCCTTTAGTATCAAGTTTGTATTTAGTTTTGATAGTGTCAGAAAGTATCATAGCGACAACTCTGTTTCTATTTCTGCAATACTTACTTTTTCACCGTAATACCAATTTTCCTTTGCATGCTTTTTGTAGCTGTCTGATGAAATCTTAGTTATAGTTTCAGGACTTATACCTAATTTTTCTGCACACTCTATCCTAGAACCACCACATACAACTTCTTCTCCACGATATATAACATACTCGTATTTAGGTTTTGGCATAGAAATCACTCCTTTACGCTAGTTGTACATTTCCATACATATCGACTTTAACTTTTGCTATTGCGTTATTTCTCATTAACTCCTTAGTATATTTACCTCTGCCATGTTTCTGCTTTGTACCGTCATACAACCAAGGACGTTCTTCTCTATGCTTTTCGTCTCTCAATCTTTCTCTAGTCTTTCTTGCCTTACTTTGTAAGTAATTAATATTCTGCGCTTCTCGATAATCTTCTAATCTAACGCCTCTCGGTACAGAGTAAGCCTCTTGAACTGTCCAACCGTTTTTCAACCTTGTACGAATATATTTAATTCCTAAACCTAATGCTTCTGCTTTAGCTTCATGCTCTGGGTGAACAAAAAATGTATATCCTGCTACTGTTATTTTTTTCATTCTCAATACTCCTTTACTTGTACGTCTGACACGTCTCTAAACTTAATATCTTCAAAGCCTAATAGCTCTGGATTGTTTGCATACTTCTCATACGCTTTATCTGCTTCTACATCTTTTATATCTTCTAAGTCATAGTTGCCTGCTACTGGTACAACGACTTCTTGTTCAACCTCTACTCTAATTTGAAGTGTTATTGTTTCTTCACTCATTTAGATCACTCCAATACTCTAATTCCATAATCACTTTCGGAGTTTCTGCATACTTTTTAAAACTTCTTATCTCTACTATTTGATTATCGTCTTGCCAAACATGACCGTTTGCAGCATCCAATACAGTTTTAATTAGATTATCTATATCTGGTTTCGTTCTCTTATACTGCCCTACCATTGCCACGTGTTTCTTCTTACTCCACGACTTGAGCAGTGGAAAGTGAAACTCAATTGTTAATCTAATTGGCTTATCTATCATCATGTATGGCATCTGTTGTCTTAACATTTTCTTATGGTTTGTATATTTAGCAGGCATGTACGTTTGTACAAACTTCCCTGCATTTCTAAATCTCGGTCTAGGTGATGCCATAGGAGCATCTACCGTTAGTTCTATGCGTTTCATTTGTCCACTCCTACATGTAATCAAATATGCTTGTTTGATCAGCACGTTCTAATCGGAATGTGCGCTTGATTGCTTCTAATCTCTCGTCACTTACAATGTATTCATCTATGTCGAAATGCTTATGCAATCCAAATACACGGTTTCTATTATTATCTAATGGGATAACGTCGATAGTTATATTGCTATTGTTCTGTTTCAATCTGTATTCTGTACTCAATCCCATTTAACTCACCTCGCGAATAGCGTTTGTTGTAGCGCGTTTTACTTTCTCTGCGAACAATAATTCATCTAACGTTATTTCGTCTCCGTGCGCCCCATCTATGAACTTCTGTGCGTACATATCACTTAAATTAGGTGTTCCTAAAAAGTCTTTTACATATTGAATTGTTTTTACCATGCGTCGCCCTCCCTGTAATCTTCGCCTACTACATTTAACCTTTTAGCATTAAACTTCATTCGTGAATAAACACGTTGCCAATTCAAATCTTCGTTTAGTTGCTTGTTAGTGTAGTTTGTTGTGAATATGTTGTTTAATCCAGTTCGATTATCGACTATATCCGACAACTTACTTATTGCGTGTGCGCTATCGTCTACGCCTACATCGTCCAATACTAATAAATCTAAATCACTTAACTGTTTTATAATATCTTCGACTGTTTCCATTGCATCACGTTTATAAGTTGATTTAATTCGATTCATTAACTTTGGTATATGCATAAACGCCACTTTATAACCTTGGTTCTTTAGCGTTTTAGTTATTGCAAATGCCAAATGTGATTTACCTGTTCCAATTGATCCGTGCAAAATTAATGACTTTGGATTATCTAACGAAAATGTTTTAACATATTCAACAGCTATATCTTTTGCATTTCGTTGTGATTCGTTTGTCGGTTTATAATTGTTTACTGTCGCATTTTTTATTGACGGGTTAATTTGTGATTGATTAAACATCGCATCAACCTTACGTTGTTCATATTCTCTTTTACGTCTTTCAGTTGTTTCTTTTGCTTGCCTTATATTTTCACACTCACAACCGTCTTTAACTGTGTAGCCACTTTCAAATTCATGTAAATCATATTTATGCCCACAATACTCGCAATATAAATCATGCGTAATATTTGTAGCCTCGTACTGCTTTAGTTGTTTTTTTAGTTTTGGACTTATTAATTTTTGCATTTGCTTACCTCCTAATCCCAATAAGAAAGATCTTGCATAGCTTCTTTCAACGCTTCCCCTTTTAATTGTCCGTTAGTACCATTACTTTTATATGAACGTTCATTATTTCTTGCTTGTATATCTTCTATTGTTTGAACACCATCGTTATACCAAGATTTAAGTATGGAATTTACATACTTCCAATTTGTTACATTACTGTTAACCGATTCTTTCATAGCTTCAATTACAATTTCATTACCATTATCTTTAAAATCTTCTATCCAATAACTAATTTGTTCTGCTACATATGGTTTAAGCATTCCAAATCCATTTTCTTGGTAGAAATCAAATGGCGATGGCTGTGCACTACTACTGTCATTCTTAGTATTGTTATTATTAGTTAAATCATTATTAGTTCTATTATTATTAGTAGTTCGCCCTTTTCGGTTTTCCGTTTTTCCGTTTTCCGATAATCCGTTTTCCGTTTTTCCGTTTTCCGATAATCCGTTTTCCGTTTTTCCGTTTTCCGATAATCCGTTTTCCGTTTTTCCGTTTTCCGATAATCCGTTTTCCGTTTTTCCGTTTTCCGATAATGGCATTTCGGTTGGCTTCTCGTACACTAAATATTCATAGCCATTAAAGACGCCACTTTCACTTCTTTTCTGCTTTCTATGAACATAACCACATTCAATCAATTCTTTTATGCCGTTATTAATAGATTTTTGTCCATCACTCATATGTTTCACTACTTCTGAAGTATAAATTTGCCAATCATCTGGTCTGCTTAAGAAATACAATAATATCCCTTTTGCTTTGGCGCTCAGTCTTTCATCAAATACAAATGTCTTATGAACAATTACAAAGTCGCCACTTTCTTTTATAGTTCTAAATGTTGCCATGTTTCTCACCTCTCAACATCTTATTCAGTTTTTCGTCTACATCCACCCAATTATCTTGTAAGTGGTAATATTTATTAAAGCTTTCCATTCCCATATCATGTTGGGTTTGATGGTGCTTTCTACATAAAGCTAATACTTTATTGTTATAGTGATTAATCGTCTTTCTGTTTCTTCCACGTCCCACTGTTTCGTAATGAGCTAATTCACTATCAGGTTTGCCACATATGACACAATTACGATTGACTGTCGCCCAGTACAGCATCGCTTTATCACCTTGTAATAGTTTGCTTGTTTCAACTCTCAAAGGGATTTGATGGTGGAACATGAAAGCTATGATTAATTCGATTAATTCACTCGCTACCTTCTTAGTACAATTTCTTAAACTAATTCGTTCATATCCATTCATCATTGCTAATTCTGATTGAAATCTTTGTCTCAATGCTTCTACTGGTTCTCCCCAATACAGTTCTATATCTCTACACAATGCGAATATCTTTTTCCGTTGGTCATTAGTAAGTAATTTATTATCTGGTACAGTCACATCTGCGTTTACGGTATAACCGTTATCTATTAACTCTGTATGACTAGTTTCAAGTTCAACACCAGTGGCAACGACGGAATAAGTACCGTCGTTATCCTTTTGGTATCTTGTAATTCGTTGCATTTAATCACGTCCTAGAAAGGGAGATCATCCGAACTAATATCAATTGGACCGTTTGCATTAGCAAATGGATTATCTTCGTCATTTAATGAAGCTTTAGGTTGACTTTCTCCATTTTCCTCAGCTTTCATTTTTTCGTCTTTTGGAATTGGTTTATTAACTACACCATCGCCATTTTTATATGGTTTAATATATGAAAAATCACTGAAATATTTACCTTCATTTTCATTGAATTTCCATTTCAAAATTAGATGACAAGGCTTCTCTATTAATTCATTAGTATCAAAATCTAAACTAGGAAGATTTAAATTAACCCCTAAACGTGTTACTAATTCAATTAATTGTTTTTCTTGGAAATCGTATTTGTATGGCGGTACAAATTGATTATGTTTATATTGTTTACCTTCATCATTTTCAAATACGATTGTGAAGTATCTATTTTCTCTGTCGTTGAATTCGATATTTTTAACTTTCACTGTAAATTCACCAGCTGGTAGCCCAGTTGAACCATTTAAAAATTTATCTTGGTTAGTTTCTTTGATATATTGCGTTTGTCCTGTGATTTTCATAATTGAATTGCTCCTTTTTGTTTAAAATATTTATTGATACAATTTATTTAGTTTGTTTTAGAAAGGGGTGAAACTTAATGAAATTAAATTTTGAGTGCGTTCGTGACTTACTTCTTGAGATAGAAGAAATAAAAACTTATAAAAAGGATTTACGTATATCTGATTTACATAACTTAGCCGTTAATGAAAAGTATTCTTACGAAGACATTGAATACTCATTACTCAAGTTAAAACAAGCCGATTTTTTGAAAGTTGCTGTAACAGAACGTAGTAATTCCCTTTCAGTAGTTTCAGTTGGAAATATTACTTGGTCTGGTCATGAATTTTTAGATAACGTTAGGGATAATGAAACTTGGTCGAAAGTTAAAGATATTGCAAGTAAGGGCACTAATATGTCGATAACTCTTATGGGCAAATTAGCATTTCAATACCTAGCAAAAAAATTCAGTCTAATTTAAATTCAAATCCATCAACTAAGGCATAAAAGTTATTTTTAAGAGTTGAGTTTTCTTCTAACATTCCGTTAATCAAATAACTTTGCGACATTAATTCGTAGCCTTCGTTAAATTGAAAATCTATTGGTCGTCTATTACTTTCTTCATCGTAGTAGTAATAGATGACTTTTTTATTATTATTCATATTTACCTCTACTTTAATTTCCGTTTCTTATTGCTTCTACTACATCTGTAATACTTGGGTTGATAAATCTTTTATTATTTATAGTTACGCTTGGTGAATGTCTGATTTTCGTTTCGAACGTTTCAGAAGGTTCTGCGTTTAACACATACTGATATTTCTTTTCTCCACCTTCTTCATAGTTTTCTATTAACATTCTCGCTAATACATCACTTTGAGAAAGTACTGCTTTACGTATCTGATCTTGTGCTTCTAATGTGACAATCGGATTGATTATTGCCCCATCATCGTTTTTTTCTTTGTTAATACCTTCGTGTCCTGACACTGCAAAATGAAATTGATATTGTTCTTGGAACTTAGCAACTAATCTATACATACTTACAATACGTTTAGCTGCTTCTCCCCAATCATTAAATGTTGGCTTTCTACTTGAACCTTTCATTACATCTTCCATAGTCATATCACGTAGCTTTTGTAACGTTTCAATTACGACTACATCTATATGCTTGCCATTAGCTCTCAAAGCTTCTATGACCTGTGGTAATGATTTAATAATGTAAATAAAGTGTTGGTAATTTCTTATTGATACAACTGCACCATCTTCTGATACTGTCGTGCCATCTTCATTAATATCTAATACAAGTGCATTCTTGTCTTTAGTAAGAAATGTTGTTTTTCCTGTACCAAATTTTCCGTAGATAGCAAATTTATAGAATTTATTAGCATTCTTTTCGCTTATATCTTGAATATGCAATTTATTAAGTATGTCTTTATCTTCAGTCATTTACTTCAACCCTCTCACTTCTGTGTATTCTTATATGAGTTGATTCGCATATGATTTTGTCGTGTAGTGACCAGTCTATTGCTAACACTCCGAAATCTTCTTCGAAGAATTTACGCGCTGTTTCTATATCATCTGTGTACTCCACTTTAGGCGCATGTTTAGTTGGTCGATTATCAACGTAATGATCTACATGTTTATGCACGATTTTGCAATACTCTTTTGTGTGTTTAGTTTTTTCTTTACTCATCACAAACCAACCTTTCACCTGCGATAACTTTCTTTGCTTGTTCATAGCGTGCTAATATTTCAGTATCTTTTTGAGTATTATTAAACATACGAATACTAGCCATACCTTTTGCATAAATTTCATGATGATGACGAAACCAAATAGCATCGTAATTGTATTCAACAATTAAACTTTTATCTTCTATCTGTTGTATTAAATCAATCGCTAGTCGTTTGAATTTTTGCTTTTTCATGACTAAAGCATCAACTCTCCTTGATATAGTTCAATATTTCTTTCTCTAGCTATCACACTTTTGATGTACTCAAATTTCTTAGCAATAATATCTTCGAAGTCATCATCAAAAATATTGATGTCTCTATAAATTTCTTCATACGCATCATCATAATGAATGAATTCAATGTAATAACATCCGTCTTCTTGGACGAAATTCACTTGCCCTTCTATATTTGAATAAGCTAGTTTTATTGTTAAATCTGTGCTTATATTGATTAATCTTTGTAGATTCATTTGACTACCTCCTATGTTTTAGGGCATAATCTATATAGATTTCTTTATTCATAAGATTATGCCCAGACTGTTTGCTAACTGCTATTAGCACTCAGTCTTTTTTATTGTGTCGAAAAACATGTCCCAGAACATGTACGATAAATAACTAAATAATACTGATAACGTAATGCCTAGGAAAAATTCTTGTACTGTTAAAGCTACAATTAACGTAATGACTGGCATTGATGCTATTGTTAAAGCTGTTTTCATGAAATCACCTCCTTATAAATGCTTTTTGTGTCTTGTTTTCAAAAATTCAATGAACTTCTCAATGTCGATTAAGCACATAGTTGCTGAATAACTAATGTATAAATCTTTAATCCCTTTATCATCCTTTTTATAGTCATTTAAGATGTTATAAGTTGTGGCTTGGCTAAAATCAAAAAGCTTATGAATATTAGTAGCTCTTGCATATAACGGTTTAACGAATACCTCGTTACCTGTTAAAGTATTTTTTGATGTTGGTGGCGTTATAATTTTAGGCATTTCTATCTCTCCTTTTAAAATTGATTATTCGGTCGTGCAATAATGTTTGGTACAATTAAGTTATCGCTACTGCGATAGTGGGTGGTGAAAAATATGGATAAGCAACAACTGTTTGATTTGATTCAAGATATTGATAATAATCTAAGTGGTGATATGTTTTCCGAAGAAAATGTCTCTAAAAGACTACAAAAACATTTAAATGAAGATGGAAATTTGGAATATATTAAAGCCATTCCTTATTGCATATCTGAATCTAGAACATACGCTCAAAATCTAATCATGGGTGTTTTAGTACGTTCTGGATTAATCGAACATATGAAAAGCGACTTAAAAGATTAATAAATATCAATTTTTCTTTTTTGGCTTAGTTTTTTAACAAGTTCATTTGTATCAATATCAACATTTAATTTATAATTATTATCTCTTTTAATGGCACTCTTAATCTCTTCCGCCAAGATGACGATTAGGAGTGTTATTTTAAATACTTGTTTTAAGTTCATTCCATTTCCTCCTTTCTGCTATAATCCTAAATAGAGGTGATAATTATGGACGTCGATTATATTTGTCAATTTTTAGAAAATAATGACGATATGTTTTTAAAACTTCATTTGATTAATGGTGATCAAATAATAGTAGAAGCTTTATCCGATACACCTTCCGTTTCAGGTAGTCTATATGTTGAGAAACCTGAAAAAGTTACAGTTAACTTAGATAAATTAGTTTGGGTCGAGTCCTTGAAAAAGTAATTTAATGTTCAAGATCTGAAGTAGTATCAAATGGAAGGCCTTCTTCAATTAATCCACTTATTGTCGATTCAGCTTTTTCTAATTCACGAATCGCTTTGCTAATTTTTAATTGTTTTATTTCAAGGTCTTTCTCATTGATAATTAAACGATGTACTACTTTGTTTCTTGTTTTATTAAGCACCTTTTTAGTAACTATTGCCGTAGTTGCTATTAAGAGTGCTTTTGTAATTGATTCGTTCATTCCCTTTCCTCCTTCTCTTTTCAGCACCCACATACAACATTCAGTCGTGGCAATGACCGTGCATGTATTATGGCGTGGCTCGTATCGTCGCTTACTCTCGCTCTTAAATGCTCTAGGTGAGTGCTGAAAATCGTTTTAAACTACTTGTTATACTTCTACTACTTGAGCTTCATAACCAAATTCAGTTAAAATCTCATGTATTTTCAATCTTCCTTTTTGTGTCCATTTTGTTTGTGGTTGCGTATCTGGTGTTCCATCTGAACGAACGATGTTAATTGTTTCTGACTTTGTATATCCTTTGTTCATGTGCTCTGCGTATAACACCCATTGTTTACCTACACGACGTTGTACACGTGCTTCATGTAGTAATTTATTTAATTTTTGAGCAGACATACCGTAATCAGCTGCAATTTGTGTTATCGTCATTGTTCCTGGCGATTTTAATATTTCGTCTACGTAATCAGCTTTAGGTTTAAGTTCACCAATTTCTTGTTTCAAGAATAAGTTGTTTTCTTTCTCTTGCTTGTATTCCATAAGAATGTTGATAATGTAATCTGGGTCTTTCATAGTTTGTTCAATTACGCTATCAGTAGCGTAAATTCCGTTTCTGCGGATAGAAGGTAAAACTTCTTCGAACACCCATTCTTCAAATTCTTCTGCTTTTGGTAATTTTGAATTAGTTATCAATCTGTAAAGATTGCCTTCATCAATAAATTTTTTGTTTTGATGCCCTCCCGTTGAGGGCACTAGGTGATTCGCCCACCCCTTTGATTTTGTATGTTGTTTTATTGCTTTATAAGGGTCTTTGTATCCTAATTTTTTGGCTACTTCTGTCGCTGGAAACCATTCTTTTCCTTCAATAGTTAAGACTTCTAAATTCCCAAACTTTGAATTTTGAAATACCTGTAATTCACTCATGACTTCAACACTCCTGTTTATCTTTATAATTTATAATTATTGAATTCTTTTTCTTTTCTCTTAAGACGAAATTTTCGTATTCGTTGCCTAAAAAAATATCATCATAACTGGCTTGGAATGCTGCTAGGTATT